ATTACCGCGCGCTGTATATCTCGCGGCGATTAATGAAACCAATCTAATGGCTGATAGCGTTGAGGAATTTACATTAGATTATTTTCCGAAATATCCAAAGCTCTATGAAAATTCGGAAGAAGTGTTTAAACAAAAAATCAACGAAGGTGTTAAAAGCCGAGGTATTAACAAATATCCAAATTACGATGAATATGTGGAGCGTATTCGTTATGAATATGACGTATATAAACACAATGGTGCGATAGACTTTATGCTTTTGGAAGAAAACTATAAGTCTGAAATGCGCAAAAGAAACATCAAATATGGGTATTCAAGAGGTTCGGTTTCAGGCAGCATTATCGCTTATCTATTGTATATAACAGAAATAGATAGCGTTAAATATAACCTTAACTTTGAGCGTTTTATGAATAAAGAAAGGGTTAGTCTCGCGGATTATAAGAAAGTAGCGTGAAATTATATTTTAAGTAAAAAAGAAACATTGTATTTTTATAATAATTATTATGCCCAAGGTATTAGCACATCAAAACTATCAAAAATGTTTGGACATTCACATCATTATTATTTAGATAGATTTAAAGAATTAGGTTTACCAATACGAAGCAATAAAATAAATTCGAGAAAATATACAGCCAACTTTTCATACTTTAATGAAATTGATTCACACGAAAAGGCATATTGGCTTGGATATATTTATGCAGACGGTTATATTTCAAATGCAAATAATCGTAAATTATTTGGAATGTCTTTAGGAATTAAAGACCGTGAGCAATTAGAAAAATTAAATAAATGCTTAGATTCCACATATCCACTACACGAATATTCATTTGATGGATATAAACCAGATACACGGTATGTGAGGTTAATTGTTGAGAGTGGAGAAATATTTGACGGTTTATTAAAACAAGGTGTTTTCACCAATAAAACAAATATTTTAAAACCTCCACCTATTAATCCAGTTTATTATCCTTCGTTTATCCTTGGGTATTTTGATGGTGATGGGAGTATCTATTTAAACAACGGACGGTCTCCGTTTTACACTATTAACATTGTGGGTACAAACGATATTCTAACTTTTATACATAATTATTTAGTTAATAATAACATTACTTCAAAACCTATTAATTTAGAAAAGCGTAAAAAACATCAAACCGTTAGCTACATTAGATATGGCGGCAATATTATCGTAGAAAAAATAATGTCGCTATTATATTCAAAAATAGACCTAAATCTACCTTTACAAAGAAAATACAATCTTTATTTGAAATGCAAAGAACGCAACTTTACATAGTCGTTTGTAATAGTAATATTACAAATTATCAAATAGTGAACCGTATTACTCACGGGTGTACGACACACGCATAGGAATTGCAGGAAATGGCAATTAGGTGTCGTGCTAACAGGGAAAAGCTAAGTCGAAAGATATGCCAATCCTGTGCCAAGCCAAGTATGGAAGGTGCAACGACTATCCCGTCGCTGGGAGTACAATAGAGGATGAGTTACTATTGGAAGTGCTATTTATCCAGTTATGGATAAAGATATAGTCTATCCCCCTAATAAATATCGGGAAACCGAGGGTATCAGAGATTGATAGCGATTGGCTTTCAGAGGATAGAAAAGTAGTAAAAGACTATTTACATTCAAAAGATGGGTTATACTGCTGTGATATTGTTACTTTTAATACGATTGCGTTAAAGGGTGCGATTGATGATATTAGTCGAGCGTTCCATTACGATAATCTTGACCATTTGCCCAAGGAGGTTAAAGATGAAATCGCTGTAATTGATAAAGAGAACGCTGAACGAACCAAACGCAACGGCTCAAGTTATGTTAATGAGGCAAAAGCATACCCTCCTGCGCTTGTTAAAAAAATTGAAAAATATTCAGTACATAAAGAAGTTCCCTACGATTATATGTCGTTCGCGTCTATGATTAAGGGTTATATTGAGCCAGACCCCAAAGACCCAAAGAAAGAGATTGTACCCGACAACATTCGAGCCCTATATTCTGATTTCTTTAAATATGTAGATATGGTAAATGGAGTTGTTGTTTCGGTAGGCAATCATCCCGCTGGTTGTGTAGTTTCGCCATTCCCGGTTGATGAATGGTTTGGCACTTTCACAACCGCTACTGATGAATACCCAATTTCTGTTCTTAATATGAAAGAAATTGATTCACTTAATTTTGTTAAATTAGACATTTTGGGATTGGATAACATTGGCTTAATTTACAAAACTTGTAACGAGGCAGGAATACCGTTTGCAACGCCAGATAACATACCACCTGACGATATGGATGTTTGGAATAGCATTGTTGATGATACCACAATGATTTTCCAATGGGAATCATCGACCGCAACATCTTATTTAAAACAATTAATGAGTCCTGAAACGATTGCGAAAATTAAAAAAAGAAATCCAAAGGTATCATATATGGATTTACTTTCAATCGGCAACGGCGCGATTAGACCTGCGGGAGAATCCTATCGAGATAAACTTTCTCAAGGAATTTATCAAGATAATGGACACAAAGCGCTCAACGACTTTATGGATTCCACCTTGGGCTATTGCGTATATCAAGAACAAGTAATTGAGTTTCTACATTCTTTTTGTGGATATTCAATGGGTGAAGCGGATATTGTGCGCAGAGGTTTTGCCAAAAAGACTGGTACAGAAAAGTTTATCCCAAAAATCAAAGCTGGATTTATTAAAACAATGAAAGAAAAGTATGGCGTAGGTACGGATGAGGCTAATAAACTAATTGTTAATTTTATTAAGGTAATTGAGGATGCAAGCTCTTATCTCTTTTCTAAAAACCACGCAGACCCCTACTCTTGGATTGGTTATATATGCGGTTATTTGCGCTATTACTATCCGCTTGAATTTATAACCACAGCTTTGAACATTTTTGAGGGTAAAGAAGAAAAGAGCCTGACGATTATTGAATATGCTAAAAAGCGCGACATTCCGATTTCGCCGATTAAGTTTCGATATTCAATCGCAAAATATAGCTATGACAAAGTGGACAGAAAAATATTCAAAGGTATTTCCTCTATTAAGTATATGAATGAAACGATTGCTAATGAATTATATGCTTTGAGGGATAACCAATACAACAGTTTTGTTGATTTGCTATCTGATATTGACAAAAAGACAAGTGTTAATTCGCGTCAGTTAAATATCTTGATTAGCCTTGATTTCTTTGAGGAGTTCGGCGATGCGAATTATCTTTTGGCGGTTGTCGATTACTATAAACAAATCGGCAAAAGAGTTCAAATAAGCAAAGCCAACATAGAGAAAATGGGTTTATCTGAAGAAATAGTTAGGAAATTTTCTGAGAATGAAACAGCTAAAATGTTCACCAAAATTGATTCGAGGGGTTTGCTAAATGAAACCATCAAAACATTACGAGTCCCAAAGCGTACTTTGGGCGAAAAAATAACTGCCCAAATCGAACATCTCGGTTATATAGACATTGTCGATGAGCGATACGCGAGAATGTTGGCAATCCTTTCTATTGATACAAAGTATTCACCAAGAATACAAGCTTACTCATTAAAGAATGGAACAAATATTGAGTGTAAAGTTGATAAGGGAACATTTAGGCGAAACAAGCTTAAAAAGGGCGATATTATTTATGTAAAAAAACAAACTCGAAAACCAAAATCGCGGCGAACCGAGGACGGCAAATTTGAAAAGATACCGGGAACGTCTGAGATTTGGTTGACTGATTATAAGCAAGTGGAGAACATATGAAAGCAAAATCAGAATTAAAGTTTTTAGATTTTAAAGACATAATTAGTAGCATTGTTGCTGTATTAGAGTGTGAGGATGCGCTGGCAAAAGTTTCACACGATTATTATAAGAAAACAAAAAATGATATGCTTATTCATTTTCCAGATACAATTTCCGATACTGTTTTCTTATTAGAGAAATTTTTAGGCGACGAAGAAACTCAATGGATTTCATATTGGTTATTCGAGATTAATTGTGGTAAAGACTACTATCACGGTTCGGTTACAGACGAAGATGGCAAGGCTATACCCTTAAAAACGATTGAAGACCTATGGAATTGTATTACAAAAGAGGATTTGTGCAAAAGTCAATAAAATTCGTGTTTTATTGACTTTTTACCCTCAAAATTCCCCCTAAAATAGGGGAAGTAAAATTTTGAAAAAATTGAAAATAAGGAGCGTTTATGAAAGTTGATGTAAAAAGAGCGCAAGCACTCCAAAAAGTTGAAGAAAATGCTCGCGCTAATATGGAAAGCATTAGAAACACCGCTTTGCAGATTGGTATGCAAGTTGGAGCTCTATCAATGATGAAAGTCATTTTGAAAACAGCCAAAGACGAAACCAAAACTGTTGAGGAAAGATTAAACGAGATTATCACTTCTTGCGAAGAGAACATTAAGAGTGTCGAGGCTCAAATGGCGAAAGACAGAGCTAAAGCCAAAGCGAAAGCCGAAAAGGAAAATACCGAGGTAGCCAATGAGAATAATTAAACCGAGCTTTCAAATTCTTAGCAACATTTCAAATGGCGGAATCGCGGAACTGCAACTCCTTGAAAAGGCTGGTCGTACTTGTTATCAATCGGGCGATAAAATTACCGAGGATGGTGAAAGTGCAAAAAAGATACTTTCAAATACAATCCTCAAATATGGGCACGAGTCAGTTTTAGAACACGGCGTTGTAACTGTTTCCGTTACTTGCGACAGGGGTATAACTCACGAAATTGTAAGGCATAGGATAGCAAGCTACTCTCAAGAATCAACAAGGTATTGTAATTACGCCAACGATAAGTTTGGAAATGAAATTACCTTTATTGATATTGAAAAGGGTATGGAGCTTGACCCAAAGTTCAGCAATCTCGACGCGGATGCGGTGGGCGCGATTTACACAGAATGGTTAGAGGCTAACAAAGATGCCGAGCGACATTACATAAATATGCTTGAACTCGGCGCAAGTCCTCAGATTGCACGTTCTGTTCTAAACAACTCAACCAAGACAACTATTGTTATTACAATGAACCATCGCTCTTGGCGGCACTTCTTTAAGCTAAGAACCTCGAAGAAGGCACACCCTCAAATGAGAGAGATTGCTATTGAAATGCTTGCCGAATTTAAGCGTTTATTCCCTGTTATCTATGATGACATCGAGGTTGAGGAATGAGACGATACGAAGATGAGTGTGTAAGTTGCGGATTGCCGTGTTTGGGTAGTAGTTGCCCAAATCGTAATGTTCTTAGAATATATTGCGACCGCTGCGGCGATGAAACATATGCAGATTATTCTTTTGACGATGAGGATTTATGCAGGGATTGTCTTGAAAAAGAGCTCGATTCCGAATTAAAGGATATGTCGTTAGAAGATAAAATTGAAGCATATAAAGCAGTTTATGACTGCGAAATTGAAGATTTAAACAAGTGGTGATTTTATGATTGTTATTGTTGGTAAATCAGCTTCTGGCAAATCAACATTACAGAATAACTTTGTAAAAGCCCATCCTGATTATCATAAAGTTGTTACATATACCACGCGTCCTATGCGAGAAGGTGAAGTTGATGGCGTTGACTATCACTTCATCTCGCAAAAGATGTTCGATAGCTTTATTGAGCAAGGATTTTTCGTAGAATATGCGTCATATCGTGATTGGTCATATGGCACAGCAAAATCAGATTGTCAAGACTCTAAAGCCGTAGCGGCATTAACACCCGCTGGGCTAAGAGCTCTGAAACGATTGGGCTATCAAATAACCTCTATATATGTTCATTTAGACAGGCGAACTCAACTGATAAGTATTCTTAATCGTGGCGATAACATAGACGAAGCGTATCGTAGGTGTCTATCAGACGTTGGGCAATTTGACGCAGTTGAAAAAGAAGTTGATTTTGTTATAGATAATGCCGAATTTCGATTAAACCAGAATAAGGTATTAGAATTGTTAGAAGAATACTTAGGCTTAGTAACTTCTCCCCCGAATGGGAGCAGTTATCGTTGTTTGACAAGGAGGAATAATGGCAAAGATTATTAAGCGCGATGGGCGCGAATCGGTATTTGATGTTAGTAAGATTATCGGCGCATTAACAAAGGCGTTTGTAGAAGTGGACGGTAATCTTACCGATGAAGATTCCACACTAATTGGCAATATTGCAAATCGTATTGCAGAAAAAGTTGGCGACATTACAACTGTTGAAGCCATACAAGATATGGTTGAACAAGAACTAATGCAAAGCTCTCGTAAAGATGTTGCAAAAGCATACATAATCTATCGTAATGATAGAACCAGAGAAAGGGAAAAGAAAAGTTCGCTAATTAAAAATATTGGTAAAAAGCTATATGCTACCGATATTGATTATCAGAACGCCAATGTTGATGAAGCCTCGTTCGGCGGTCGTATGGGTGCTGCCACGAGCGTTGTCACTAAAGATTATGCACTAAATCATTGTATGTCTGAAATGGCAAGAAATAACCATTTGAATAACGAGATATACATTCACGATTTAGACCATTATGCGGTTGGCGACCACAACTGCTTGTCTATTCCGTTTGACAAACTCCTCGCGAACGGATTTAACACAAGACAGACAGATGTTAGACCTGCACAATCTATTAATACGGCTTTTCAGCTTGTTGCAGTTATTTTCCAGTTGCAGAGCCTTCAGCAGTTCGGCGGTGTTTCGGCAACACACTTAGATTGGACAATGGTTCCCTATGTGAGAAAAAGTTTCTACAAACACTATAAGATGGTAATTAATCATATTCCGATTATCAAAAATTTATCTCACGCCAAGGCGATTAATGAAAATAATTTTGATATTACTGAAACTTCTATTAACGATGAGGTTTACAAGGGCAAGCATTGGTACAACTTTATTAAAAAGTTCATTTGGAAATTAAGTGACGAATTAACTCGCAAAGAAACCGAGCAGGCGGTTGAGGGTATGTACCATAATTTAAACACGCTCCAGTCACGCTCTGGCAACCAGTTACCCTTTACCTCGATTAACTATGGCACTTGCACATCAGATGAGGGCAGAATGGTAACAAAATCGCTTTTAACAACATCTATTAAAGGTATAGGAAAGAAGCATAAAACCTCTATATTCCCGTGTGGTATTTTCCAAATGATGAAAGGTGTAAATCGCAAAAAGGGCGAGCCAAACTATGACCTTTACAGACTTGCTTTGAAATCAACATCATTAAGATTATATCCTAATTATGCGAATGTAGATTGGTCAGGCAACGACGGTTATGACCGTAATGACCCTCAAACATATTTCAGCACAATGGGTTGCAGAACCGCCAACGGCTTTGATATTAATGGATTTGGTCAGCTCAAGGATGGCAGAGGTAACATTTGCCCGGTTACTATTATTTTGCCAACTCTTGCTATGGAGTCAAAACTTAACCCTGAAGATTTCCCACAGGAAAGCACAGAGGAGTGTATTATTAATACCTTTATGAATCTATTAGATACTAAGATTCACGAAGCCAAAGATATGCTCATTGAAAGATTTAAACATATCTGTTCACAATCTGCTGAAGCAGCTAAATTTATGTATGAAAACGGCACAATGGAGGGTTATGACGGTAAGGATATTTCTTCTGCGTTAAGACACGGAACTTTGGCGATAGGTCAGCTTGGATTAGCTGAAACATTACAAATTCTTATTGGTTGTGACCACACCAATCCCAAAGGTATGGAACTGGCAAAGAGAATTGAGCAATTATTTAAGGATAGATGTGCTGAGTTTAAGCAGGAATACAAATTAAACTTTGGTGTTTACTATACTCCAGCCGAAAATCTTTGCTTTACCGCTATGACAAAGTTCAAAGAGAAGTACGGCGAAATTCCAAACGTGTCTGATAAAAAATTCTTTACTAATTCAATTCACGTTCCTGTTTGGATTGAAATGAACCCATATGAAAAGATTGATATTGAGGCACAATTAACAGGTTACTCATCTGCTGGTTGTATCACCTATGTTGAGCTTAATGCTGGCGTTAAAAATAACTTAGATGCCCTCGAAAGCATTGTCAACTATGCTATGGATAAAGACGTTCCTTATTTTGCGGTAAATGTGCCTAATGATATGTGTGTAGATTGTGGACACACAGACGAAATTAAAGATGTTTGTCCTATGTGTGGCTGTGATGAAATTCGTAGGCTGCGTAGAGTGACTGGCTACTTAACGGGCGATTATAAGACCGCATTTAACGAAGGTAAACAGGAGGAAGTTGAAATGCGCGTTAAGCACTTCAACGGCTAAAAATGAGATACGCAAAAATTGAACCTTGTGAATATACGAACGGAGAGGGTGTGGGGACATCCCTCTTCGTCCAAGGTTGTCATAGGCATTGTAAGGGTTGTTTTAATCCAGAAACTTGGGGGTTTGACGGTGGGAAATTATGGACGAACGAAAGTAAAAAAATGTTCTTTGATATGATTTCCAAACCATATATAAGCCGAGTTACTATTTTAGGCGGTGAACCGTTAGCAGACGAAAATATCGAGTGCGTGTGCGGGATTATTCGCAGTATAAAGTCTGTTTTCCAAGATACAAAGCTAATATGGCTTTATACGGGAAACACTTTAAGTTTGCATAAACTACACAACAATGAATTTAATTATGCTTTTTTGACTTCTTCAAATCTTGAAATACACCCTCACGGTGCAGATTTCTTTAGAATAGAAACTATAAAATGTTGTGATTATATTGTTGATGGGGCTTTCGATGAAAAACAAAAAGATTTAACCTTGGCTTTTCGCGGTAGTACAAACCAACGAATAATTGATGTTCAGCAATCTTTGAAACAAGGGAAAGTAGTTTTGAAAGAGATTTAATAAATGAAAACAAAAATTTATATACCCAAAAGGATTAATGTCGGCTATCAAGAGCGCAAAGATACATATACAGGCAAGCTCGCATATGTTATTTATTTTGATGAAAAGGGCAAGTTGAGAAAAGAAACCTCTTGGGAAAGCTGGCGCGACGAAAATATCCCTAATAATATTTACGATAACGAGCCGCTTGAGGGTTTCGTAATCAATAAAAATGCAGGCGGCATTGAAAATTCTTGGAGCAGAGATGTCAGAAAAACTTATGTTAGAGTTTATGACCCACGCGGATTCGAGATTGAAATAACAATACCGAACTTATTGTGGATATTGGAGTGCTGTACTTCCACCAAAGGTAAAGGACTTGAGGGCGAATTTGTATATGGCTGGGATGGCAAAGACTTATTGCTTGTGCCGACATCTTCTCCTGATTATCAAGAATGTATTACATATTCTCAAATGATAAACAAGAGAGATTTTTTAAAGCCGAGCGAGTTGAAAATCGGTTATTTATATGAAACGCGTAAGGGCGAAAAATATATTTATGTGGGCAGATATAACGAATATTTATATGACAGAGCATATGAGAAACACGGTCATCCTGACGATTATGATAAATATACATTAAAATATAAATACTCTGAGGATTATATACGATATAAAATTGAATCCAAGTTGCAATATTGGTTTTTAGAAATGAAAACAAATTGTAATGGAGAAACATACTATAATGTTCTTAGAAGAACAACGGTTAATAATTTTATTTCAAGACCATTAACTAATTTACCTGTGGATAACTATGCTGAATTATTTGCCAATCAAATAGAATCTTCGAGTACGTTTTCTCAAGTTGATTTTGAAAATGAGGAATTGGTATTGTTAGATTATGATGTCGTCGAAAAAGGACTATTTGAATGTATTGAAAAAAGTAATACAGGAGATATAGTATCATACTTTTATGACTTTTTTAATGGCGGTAGTTATCGCTATTATGATGAACAAACCCAAAAAGTTAAATCGTTAAATCTGCACTATCATAAAAAAGCAAAACTATTTTATATTCAGGGCGAGTATAATTATTTTTATACCGATAGGTCAAAAGGGTGTACGCTTAAAGAAATATTTAAAAAATATCCGCCCGCAAAAACAATTATATATCTAAGTAATGGCAAAGTTTATAAAGGAAGTAGGATTTATATATAATGTCAATTCAAAACGATGAAAAAATATTAAATTTAAAAGAATTAATCAACAACAAACGCGCGGAATTAGCTAATCTACAATCTAAATTTATTCCCAAAACATCTTGTATTCTTAATATTGATGGCGAAGGTTATAATCTTAATGTTTCTTCGCAAAACTTTGATTATTTATTAGTCAAAATCAACGCTTTAATCGCTTCTGCGAAATCTTTGAGTATCAACCCGGAAACCGTTATTGTATCAGGATATAGTCTTGTTGATTGGTATGACGATATTTTAGCTAAGAAAAACACCGTTGAGTATCGTGAAAAGAAAAGAGAGCTCAACGAAATCGAAAAGAAACTTGATAGTTTGTTATCAAGTGATAAGCAAACAGAACTTCAAATTGATGCCATCGCTGAATTGTTAAAGGTATAAGCAAAAAACAGGACAAATATAAATGAAAAATTATCAAACAAATTGGGATATAGACAAAGAACTTAGTTATATTGTTCCTATAATTACACCAAAGAATAAATCTTATCTTTATATGCCCAACCCGTGTGATATTCTTAATCGTATGGTAAAAAGAATAAAGAGCGAACAAGGCTCAAAACATTTTATAAAACTTCAATTAGCCTTTGAAGATTTTACAAAATTAAAAACAGGAGCATAAATGAATATTGAAAAAATATTAAAAGAGTGTAGCGTTAAAACTATCAATCATTCCGATGATATAACTTATGTTATTGAATTACAAACATCACTACCTATGGCAAAAATGAAAGAATTATTTGATACAGTTAAATTATCACTACCAAACGATGCTTCATTATTAATATTGGCAAGTGGCGTAAAATTAACTGATTTTTCATTAGAACAACTAATTGCAACACAGAAAATTATTAATCAAGAAATTTCTAAACGTCAAGTGCCAACAAAATCTATTGGATGTTCTCAATGTGAAGAAAGATATAACTGCCCAGAAGCGCATACAGATAATGCTGAAAAATGCGGCGCATTTAACCACAGAATAATGAACGAGGAATGATATGAAGTATAAAATTAAGAAATTAATAATTCCATTATTATTAATCATTTCTTTAATTGGTGCTTTTATGTTGGGTGCTTGTTCGACAACGACAACATCCGCAGAATCAACGCCAAAAGAATTAGTATCAGATTTCGACTTGGAATTTTTAGATACGTTGGGTGGATTTACTAATGTCTATCTTTTGACAGACAATGAATATCATAAAAACTATATTATTATACACAACGACAATACTGGTTCGGTTGCAATAACGCCGAGATTGGAGAAGTAATATGAAACAATTTACTATGGAATTAGAATGTGGAATTAATATTGATAAGCCTACGGCTGAGTTAGCTTTAAAGATTGTTGATTTGTTTTGCAAAAAGAACGATTGCAAAATAGTAACCAACAATGAGGGTAATTATGAATTTAAACTATTGCAGTAAGGAGAAATAAATGAATAAAATCGCAAAATTTGAAAAGGTTAGTTTTAGGCAGTTCAAAGAGGATTGGCTTAAAACTATGAAAAATCCACCAACCCCTTGGACTGACGAAAAGATTAAAGAAATCTATGATAAAATTGTTTTACCGAAACGAGCAACCAAAATGAGCGCGGGATATGATATTTTCGCCCCAGTTGATATTTATATTGCGGGTGGTACATACGTTAATATCCCAACGGGTATTCGTTGCAAAATGGCGGAGGGTTGGGTATTAACCGCCTATCCTCGTAGCGGTCACGGATTTAAGTGTGGCATCAGGCTCGCCAATACAGTAGGTGTTATTGATGCGGATTATTATAATGCTCAAAATGAAGGACATATCTTTGTTAAGCTCGGCAACGAAAGTGTACTTGCGAAAACCAAAACCGTTTGTGTCGGTCAGGGCGAGGCTTTTTGTCAAGGAATTTTCCTACCATTTGGAATCACCGAGGATGACGAAGTAGAAAATGAGCGCATTGGCGGTTTCGGAAGTACGGATAAGAAATAATGCAAGAAATTATAAAAGAATTAATGTCAAAAATTTCATCTGAAACCACAAAGACAATAACGTCGGAAATGCAGTTTTATATTGCTGGTCTTGCGGATGCACTTGAGGTCGTGAGGAAACGCATTAATGATAAATTAGTGCCGGGTAATGAATATTATGTATTAATGCCTGTGGGTGAAACCAGAGGTAGACCAACGGCGCAAAATGAGTTTCGACCGCTTAAAATGTTTCTTTATCAAATTAAAATAAAGAAAAGCGGCAGAGAAATATATTGTTTTAGTGTTGCCGAAGAAACGGATTGGTTTTGTGGCTCAGATTTAATACAATTTTCAAATCCTACCACCCTAAAATTAAGAGTGTTCAAGTCAAAAGAAGAAGCCGAAAAACACAAAGATACAAAATTGTGGACTTTTAGGAAATACTATTAAGGGCGGTAGTTTTACCGCCCTATGATAATTAAGGAGTAATAATGGATAATTTAACCAGTTTACCCGATGTTTTAACTCCTCAAGAATTATCAAAGGTTTTAAAAATCGGGATTACAAACACATATAAACTTTTAAAAGAAAACAGCATTAAAAGCATACGAATAGGTCATAAATATATCATTCCTAAGAAATGCGTTATTGAATATTTAGACATTTAGGCGATTGAAAAAGTCGGCTAAATGTGATATAATAGATGAACACATTGGTCGGCTAATTCAGAAAGGAGTAAAAATGCCGACAAACACAACGGGACATTTAAGAGAAAAAAATGGTAAGTGGCATTGTGTTCTAAATCTATATGATGAAAACGGTAAACGCTGTCAAAAATCACATTCCACAGGATTGCCCATTAAGGGAAATAAAAAGAAAGCAGAAAAAATATTAAATGCGATGTGCCTTGAATATGATAGTCGTAATTTAAACTACTATTCTACTATCCT